CGGAAGCCTACAAGGCGCATCCCTTTATAGACCTGCTGCGCCAGCCGGCGCCGGGGATGGAGTGGCTGGCGCTGGATAAGTTCTCGCTGATCGAGAATATCGTCGCCAGTTTGGGACTGTCGGGCGATGCGTTCCTGTACCTGGGCGGGCGCGCGGATCCTTCGCAGCCGCCGGGGATGCTGATCCCGCTGCGGCCCGATCGGGTAGAGCTCGTGGGGCAAGGCAGCTTGGTCACAGGCTATGCCTACACGGTCATGGGGCGCACCTGGCCCATTGGGCTGGCCGACATCGTGCATATCAAGCGCTACAACCCGTCCAACGACCTGTACGGCTTGGGGCAGGCTGACGCCGCTCTGCTGGCTACCGAGGCGGACGTGTCGGCGCAGCGCCACAACCGGGCGCTGTTCCGCAACCAGGCGCGGCTGTCCACGGTGATCGAGAGCGATGAGCAGTTCATCGACGAAGATCAGCGCAAGACGATGGAGAAGTGGTTCAGGGACAAGTTCACGGGCGGCCCGGACAAGGCGGGCCAGGTGGCGTTCCTGTGGGCCGGCTTTAAGGCGCGCGACATGGGCATGAGCCAGCGCGACGCCGAATACGTCGCCGGCCGCAAAATGAACCGGGAAGACATCTTTATGGCGATGGGCGTGCATCCTGCGCTGATGCTCTCCGATGACGTACCCCTGGCCAATGCCCGGACAGCGGAATACTTGGTTGGCAAGTACACGCTCGCACCCCTGCTAACCCGCGTCGCCAACCGGCTAAACGCCGAGGTCTTGCCGCTCTACGGCCCGACCGACAACCTGCGCTTTCTAGACGTGGTGCCGCGCGACACGCAGCAGCAGCTCCAGCAGCATACGACCTACCTGGACCGGGGCGTGATGACCATCAACGAGGTGCGCAACGACCTGGGTATGCAGCCGGCCACCTGGGGCGACGTGACCTGGCCAGAGTTTCAGGCGCAAGCTGGCAAGAGCGCTGAGCCGGAGCCGGCCGAGGAGCCGGACGAGGAGCGCCAGCCCTTGCAAATCGTCGGGCGCCAGCAGGTCAGGGAAGACGCCGCAGTAGAAGACGCCGACCTAGAGACGCCCAAGATGTACAGCGCATCGGCTGAGTTGCAGGCGCTATTCCTGGCAGCCGCCAAGGTGGTTGCCCGTGGCTAGCGCGGCGTGGGCCGAGGCGCAGGTGCAGGCGCTTCTGGAGACTGGCGTCAACCAGATCGACGCTGAGCGCACCGTCGCCTGGATCGAGAAGAACCACGGCGGAAACGTAGAGCGTGACCCATTGCCGGAAGCATTGACCGACCGCATGGCGGAAGTCACGGAAGCCGACGCGCTGGACGCAGCCGCTGATTGGATGGCAAGCCCGGCGGTGCCCAATCGCTACAAGCGGCTGCTACATGCCAGAAGTGCATAAGGTATATAGTGTGTACTTGGATTTTTGAGCATGGAATACCTGCCCGGCTACTGGTTTGACCCGCGGACGCACAACTATCACACCCGGCTGGCCAGCGGGCGCCAGCAGTTCGTGGCGAGGGCCGAGGTGATGCGGCTGCTGGAAGCGCAGGTCAACGCCAAGGAGCAACTGCTATCGAGCATCACGCAGCAGGCCATCGACGGGCGTCTCTCCCCTGCCGTGTGGCAGGCGACGATGCAGCAGGAGCTAAAGCGCCTTTACCTGCAAAACCGGGCGCTGGGCGCTGGCGGCTGGGACAGGTTGACAGCGCAGGACTACGGCCACATCGGCGGGCGCTTGCAGAGCGAATACCGCCACCTGCGCAACATGGCGCAGCAGATCGCAGCCGGCGAGGTCACTGAGGCGCAAGCGCTCAACCGCCTGCGCATGTACCTGGGCAATGCCCGCCGTGAGTATTGGCTGGCCGAGCGTGACCATCGCCGGCCCACCAGAGCCGACCGCATGATCATTGAGCGGCGGCGGCTGGGCATAGCGGATCACTGCAAGGACTGTATCCGCTACGCTCAGATGGGCTGGCAGCCGGCCAACGTGTTACCAGTGCCCACCGAGGGCAGTGAGTGCGGCGGCAACTGCCGTTGCACCCTGGACGCCAAGGAGATCGACGCCGCCGAGGCTGGCGCGTGGATTGGAAGCAAGAGGTAAGTATGGCAGACGAAACACCTGAGATCACACAGGAGCCGGCCCCGGAGCCGGCGCAGCCTGATCCCGTGCCCACCGAGCAGGTCCCGGTCAACTTCCACATGGCGCTGGCGAAGCGCTGGCCTGACCCGACAGATGGCGACGTGCTTTATGTCGAGGGTTACGCCAACACGGCGACGGCTGACCGGGTGAACGACCTGATCGAGCCCAAAGCCTTCGAGGAGGGTTTGGGCGAATACATGCGCAACCCCATCGTGCTGTTCAATCACGACCTGGACAGACCGGTGGGCAAGGTGGTCGATGCGGCTATCGACGCCGTAGGCTTGCGCGTGCGCGTGGCCATCGACAAGTCCCTGGAGTGGGGCGTCAAGGTTGCCAAGATGATCGAGCGCGGCATCCTGAACGCCTTCTCTGTCCGGGCGCGCGGCGACCGGGCGCTGGGCTATCTCCAGCCCGACGGCGTGAAGCGCATTGTCCGATGGGACTTGCAGGAAATATCGGTAGTTACGGTGCCTGCCCACCAGCAGGCGCTGTTTTCAGTAGCCAAAGCCTTGCGCGATGGCACAGACCTTTTGGAAGCCGGCGAACAGCCGGCAATGGAGGATGACAACATGACTGTTGACACTGAAGCCATCGCCCAGGAGGTGATGGCGAAGATCACCCAGCCTGACCCGGCGGCCATTGCGGCCCAGGTGCTGGAAGCCATCGAGGCTAAGCAACTGGCGCAGCGGCAAGCTGAGGACAAGGCCAAGCAGGAGCGCGAGGCGATGCGGGCCGAGCTGCTGGCGGAGATCGCCGGTCAGACGCCCAAAACCGCCCCGACTGCTCCCCCGTTCCCTGTGGCCGACCTGGGCAGCGGCCCCGGCGCTGATGCGATGGGCAAGCTCTCGCAGATCATCGTCGGTTCCAAATTCGACCGCGTGGCCGACATGGACTTGGTGAAGGACTACTACCTGGCCAGCCGCATGGCGAAAGCGGGTGTTGCCCCTGAGCCGAGCGAGCGCTTCCGCCGGGCGGCCATGACCCGCGCGGCCAAGTTTATGAAGACCACCGACCGCGTCGTGCGCTGGCCCACCGCTCCGGGCGCCCAGCGCTTCTACCAGGACGTGCCCGCCTTTGACCCCGCTATCGCCCAGCCCTACGTGGCCGGGCCGGAAGACGTGGGCGACGTGATGGACGCCAGCGGCAAGGTGCTGGCGAAGCAGGTCAAGTTCTCGGACAACGTGAGCGCCAAGGGCCTGACGCAACTCCTGGAGATCGGCGCCAAAAACGATGAGGTGATCTACTCCACCCAGGCCAGCTACGGCGATGAGTGGGTGCCCACCCTCATGTCGGCCATGTTGTGGCGCACTGTGCGCCTGAACGCGGCCGTGCTGGGGACGCTGGAGCAGTTCGATATGCCCAGCCAGCCCTACGACTGGCCCACCGAGTCGGCCGATCCCACCTTCTACAAGGTGGCGGAAACGACGAACGAGGCGCAACTCGTGTTGGGCGCAACCCCGACCGCTGACAGCAAGATCGGGACGGCCAAGGTCACGTTCAGCGCCGGCAAGCTGGGCGCTTTGTCCTACTGGTCGGAGGAGCAGGTGGAGGACAGCATCCTGAACGTTCAGGGCGCTTTCCGTGACCAGTACGGCGTAGCGTTCGCTCAAGCCATCGAGGAACTGCTGATCTCCGGCGACGAGACGACCGCTAACACTAACATCAGCGACACCGGCAACGGTGCGATCTCGACCGCCTGGCGGCTGCTGGTGCTGGACGGCCTGCGTCATCAGGCGCTGGTAACGACTGCGACCGACGCACGCGACGCTGGCGCGCTGACCGTTGAGGACTTCAACGCTACCCGTATCCTGATGGGTACCCGTGGCGTGTTCGGCGCTGACCCCAATCAGTTGGTGCTGATCACCGACATCCCCACGGCGCTCAAGTTCGAGGATTTGTCCGAGGTCATGACCGTGGACAAGTACGGGCCGCAGGCGACGATCCTCACCGGCGAGTTGGGCCGGATCAAGGGCGTACCGGTCATCCGGTCGCAGATGTACGGCCTGACCGACGCCAACGGCATGATCCACAACACGGCCAACAACAACACCAAGGGCAGCTTCATGCTGGTCAACCGGGCCGGCGTTCGGGTTGGCTGGCGCCGCCGCCCGCGCATCTTCGTGGGGCAGGTGCCCTTCAGCGATGCGTGGTACATCATGGCATCGGCCCGCCTGGACATCCAGTTCAAGGAAGCCGGCATGGTTGGCCTGAGCTACAACATCACGGTGTAGCGAGGAGACTGCGATGCGGGTAACGATCACGAAGTTCCGGCAGGGCGACTTTTGGCATGAGCCGGTGCGCGAAGGCCAGGTGCTAGACCTGCCCGACGAGGTAGGCCAATACCTGATCGACTTGGGCGCGGCCGAGGCAGAAGCGCCGGCCAAGGAACCTAAGCCGGCGAAGGGCAAGGCGTAGCGATGGCGCGCTGGTATCTGGGCCTGGAAGACTTCAAGGCTGACCTGGGCATCACTGGCACAAGTCAGGATGGGACGGTGGGGCGCGCCATCGAGCGCGCCAGCCGTTGGCTGGAAGGCGAGGCGCGCCGCGTCTTTCTGCCACAGTATGCGGCCAAGGTCTTCGATGTCCCGGACAGCGGCATGAACCTGTGGTTCGAGGATGACCTGCTGAGCGCCGCTTCGGTGGTGGACGCAGGCGGCACGCTTGTTCCCTCGGACTATGCGCTCTACCCGGCCAACGGCTCGCCTAAGGCGATGCTGGAACTGGTGGGCAGCCGGACGTGGGTCTGGTCGCTCTCCCGGCGCCAGCAGATCACGGTGACGGGCTGGTGGGGCTATCCTGCTACCCTGTCCACCGTGGGAACGCTGGCGGCGGCGCTGGCATCGGGCGCAACCACCTTTACACTGGAAGGTTGCCAGGTGGGCTGGATGCTGCGCATCGACGACGAGCTGATGCACGTTTCCAGTGTGGTCGGATCGACGGTCACGGTGGAGCGAGCGCAGAACGGCACAACAGCGGCGGCCCACGACAGCGGCGACACGGTAAGCCGGTATGCGGTGGACGCGATGGCCCAGGATGCGGTAGCCCTGGCGGCTGCGGCATTCTACGCCTCGCGTACCAATCCTGGCATCGCGTCAAGGTCGCTGGGCAGCGCTTCGATCAGCTACGGCCGGAACGGCGCAGGATCGGCGCCGCAGGAAGCGGTCAACAAAGCGCGCCTGCTCAGGCGCATGGTGTAAGGAGGTATCTGTGAAGATCAAGGTTTTCTCCCTGGCTGCGGTGGCGCTGGCCATCGTGGCTTTTCTGACAGTGGCGTGCCAGGCGCCGCCGGCTGCGCTGAAT